AACAGCAATGACCTGAACACGCGTAACATCGAACAGTCGCTACGTGCCGGCCTTGGCAACCTCGGTAAGATTGGTCAGGCACGAGCTCGCATCGGCCTTGCTGCTGACTCTGGTGACAATCAAGGAGTCAACAAGGACTTCACGCGGGGAGTTGACAAGTTCGGCGAGTTCGTTGGTCAGCTCACGACATGGGGCAAGGGCCTGGCCGCCAACCCAATCGCTGAGGCCATCATTGGTGGCGTTACCTCTGGTCTGACGACGCTTGTTGGCACGAAGGTTGGTGCCAACATCTTCGGCCGCATCTTCGGTAAGGGTGGTGCAGCCGCTGCTGGTGACGAAGCTGCCAAGGTCGGCAAGTTCTTCACTGAATCTGAGAAGGCAGCTCAGGCGGCAACCACCGCTGGAGCAGAAGCCACTGCGGCTGCCGAAGGTGCGGCTGCAACGGGTGAAGCTGTCGTCGCCGTTGACGCGGCTGCTGTTACGGCTTCGACTGGTATTGGGACTGCTCTTGGCACGTTCGGCAAGATCTTGGCAAAGGGACCAATCATTGCTGCCTTCGTAGATGGCATTGAAGAGGCATTCACTGGCGCTCTTGCAAATGCCCTCGATCCAAATGGTGGCCTTTTCGGTCGCATTGAAGGTGTGGCAATTGCAGCCTTCTCAGCCATCCCGCAGATGCTCATTGATGCTCTGTCCTGGGCAATTGGCCCAGATGCGCTCAAGCCGATCCAGCACTACTTTGACATGTTCAAGACCGGCCTCGCCTTCGGCATCAACACGCTCATCTTCGGTCTGCTTCACGCCATCTCGTTCGTCACTGACCTCTTGCCAAAGGATTCTGGTCTTCGTAAGATGGTCGAGAATGGTCAAGAGACGTTTGCAGCTGCGATGTCCGCGAATGAAGAGACGATGGCGAAGCTGCAGGACGGCAACGACAAAACTCTCAAGGAAGTTGGTGATGCCAACAAGGCAGCAGCAAAGGTTGCAACTACCACAGCAAACGCCGCCACTGCAAATATCCAGCAGGCAGCAGGTGTTCTCACGAGCACGAACAACCTTGCCGGCTCTGTGCTTACAACTGCTCAGGGCATTGCTGCTTCACCAGCTGCACAAGCTCGCCCGAGTGTCAATTCGGGAGCTGTAAATACGCCAGCAAATGGAACCAACGCAGATGGAACTCCAGCGATTGCGACCGCTCCTGGCACGACAACCACAGGAGCGCCTGCTGCTCCTGACATGCCAACTCAACTGGCTCAGGTGATCCAGCTTCTTACGAAGATGTTGGACAGCGAACAAGCACAGGCAAGTGGTCTTACGTCTCTGGCTTCTGCTCTTGGTCGCCCAACGTTCACGGACAACACCGCTGTTGCCGCGAACCTCATCATGTAAGGAACGCCCTTGGCACAGCTACAGAATTACTGGCGCATCATTACGCCAGCATCGCGGAAGCAGCTCTACACGACCCTGTCGGTAGACGCCTATGATCCGCGCACCACTGACAACTCGTCCATGACGTCCGTGCAGTGGTACTCCCAGGTTCTCCGCGGTCTCGGCACTCGTCAAGCGAACTACAAGCAGTACGATGCCATGGACATGGACATCGACATCAACCGTTCTCTCGACATCATCGCTGAAGAAATGTCTGGCAAGGACGAGAAGACCGGCCTGCCGTTCGAGATCGAGTACCAGAAGGAAGACAACCAAGACATCAGCGACACGACTGCTGTCACCCTTCGCCAGGCTGTCCGCCAGTGGTCGTCCACGCAGGACCTGAACAAGCGCATCTTCTCGATCGCCCGTCAGATGGTCAAGTACGGTGACTGCTTCTTCCGCAAGGTCTCTGACACTCAGAAGTGGGCGGCCGTCGATCCATCTCTGGTGCACGGCATTGAGATCGACATGCTCGGCAACAAGATCGCCTACCACCTGAAGAAGCCAACGAACAACACCTTCTACGGTTCCAAGAACGAGCAAATGGAAGTCGTGCCAGCCTCGGCCATGATTCACTTCACGCTGTCGGACGACATGGGCGACTCAGCTCCGTTCGGCAACTCCGTGCTCCGTCCAATTCACCGCGTCTACCGCCAGCTCTCCATGCTGGAGGACGCCGTCATCATCTACCGTATCGTTCGCGCACCGGAGCGCCGTCTGTTCTACATCGACGTTGGCAACATGCCACCGCAGCGCGTGAAGCAGTACCTCGAACAGATCAAGAACGAGATGCGCCAGAAGCGCATTCCTGGCGTGAACGGTGGCAAGGACACCGTCGACGGCCAACTGGACCCAATGTCCATTCAGGAAGACATGTTCTTCCCTGTCACCGCAGGTGGCCGTGGCTCACGTGTTGAGACCCTGCCTGGCGGCACTGAGGACTTCGGTACCAACCTAATCAAGCTGTTCCAAGACAAGATCTTCCGCGGTCTTCGCATCCCAACTTCGTACATGACTGGTACGGATGGTCAGGGCGCGCAGTACAACGACGGCAAAGTCGGTATCGCCTACATCGAGGAACTGCGCTTCGCTCAGTTCATTCGCCGCATGCAGGACCGCCTCGATGAGATCTTCGACGAAGAGTTCAAGATCTACCTGAAGGTCCTCGGTCTGAAGGTAGATGATGAGATCTTCCGCATCAAGCTCCCAGATCCAGCCAACTTCGCCCTGTACCGTCAGGCTGCTCTTGACGCTGACCTGCTCGGTTCGTTTAACAACATCGCCGCTGAGAAGACCCTGAGCCGTCGCTTCATCCTGAAGCGCTACCTCGGTCTGACCGACGACGAGATTCAGATGAACGAAGTGATGCTCAAGGAAGAGCGTGGCATCCTCGAGAACGCCAACATCCCATCGCTCCAACAGATGTACGACCCAGCTGTCTACGACAACCGTGAAGCTCTCACGGTCGAGGCTGCGTCTCCTGATGCTCCTCAAGGTTCTGGCCCATCGGCCAGCGGAGATGAGGGCGGTGGAGGAGGAGGAGGCGGTGAGACCGGCTTCTTTGATGAGACTGGTGGCGGTGGAGGTGGTGAAGAAGGTGGTGGAGGTGGAGGTGGAGGTGAAGAAGCCGCTCCTGAAACTGGAGGCGCCCCAGCTCCTGCACCTGCTCCGGCCCCAGCAACAGCACCTGGTCCATCGGCATGACCCTTCTTCTTGAAGTAACCTCAGGTTTCACCTACAAGATGGTGCGTGGGCCTGAGCTCTACGAGAAGCTCTGGCACCTGCCGGAGAATGAGGAGCTGCACAAGCGGATCAAGTACCTGTCAAGTGGTTACAGCGACTACAAGGAAGAGATTGACTGGCTCTGTCTTGAGGGTAGGAAGATCGTCGGCGTAGCCGGATTCAAGAACAACCCGTACGACAAGAACGACATGTGGATCACCTTCATCTCAGTCGATCCTGACTATCGGGAGAAGGGAATTGGCCAAGAGCTCGCCCGAAAGGTCATTCAGTTCGCAGCCAAGCACAAGCTCTCTGTCACACCATCTAGCTACACGGCCATGGGCCAGAAGTCTCTCAAGAAAATCATCGATTCCGAGGCTGAAAAGCTCGGTGTAACAGTGAACAAAGAAGGCTGATCCATAAATACGGGATCTAACCCAGAAGGAATAAGCATGAAGTCCATCCTCCTCGTTGAAGACCTGACCCCAGTTCAGACCGCTCTTCGCGAACAACGTACCGCCTCTGGCGAGCTCTTCCTGAACGGCATCATGATGCAGTCAGAGCTCAAGAACGGCAACGGCCGTGTCTACCCATTGGCTGAGATCTCCCGTGCGGTGGACGAAGCTGCAAAGCGAATCGCCGAAGGCAACCCGATCATGGGCGAGCTGAACCACCCTGACGTTCTCTCGATCAACCTGGATCGCGTCTCTCACATCATCACCGAGGTCCGCATGGACGGCAACAACGCCATCGGCAAGATGAAGCTCCTGAACACCCCAACTGGCCAGATCGCCCGCGGTCTGATCGAAGGTGGTGCACGTCTAGGTGTCTCTTCCCGTGGTACCGGCAACGTGAACGAATCTGGCGCGGTCTCTGACTTTGCCTTCGTAACTGTCGACATCGTTTCCCAGCCATCGGCACCTGACGCCTACCCGAACGTGGTTCGTGAGGCCATGGAGAACAAGAAGATCCTGAGCCTGGCAGAAGCCGTCGTTCACGATCCGAAGGCACAGGCCTACTTCAAGAAGGAAATGTCCCTGTTCCTCGAGGCCATCACCAAGGGTAAGAAGTGAACCTC